ACAATTAAAAATAAAACAAGAAGAAGAAAACGCTGAAGGTGATGAAGAAATTACAATTAAATCTACTTCTGGTGATGATACTGGTGAAGACCAAAATGTAAGTTCAGGTAATTCTTCTAATGAAGAAGAAGAAAAAGAAGAAGGTAGTAAAGAGACTTCTGGTGATAAACCTAATAATGAGAACAAAGAAAAAGATGAAAACTTAGAAGGTAAAAGTTCTGGTCAACAAGGTGGTCACAATCCATTTTTTAAAGGTATGCCAAATCCAGATAATGCATTAACAGATGTTGTTTATCAAAGTGAAATACAAAAACTTGCTAAATTAAATGAGGAAACAAAAGATAACAAATACGTTACTTTACCGTCTGTAAAAGAAGAAAACATAGTTATATCATATAAAAAAGTTATGAAGTTACATAAAGACTATTATGCTATTTGTTTAACATTAAAAGAAAAACCAGAGTTATTAACTGAAAGTGCTGAAAGATTTAAGAAGTGGAAAAAATCACAACAAAGTACAATTAGTTATATGTTAAAAGAATTTGAAATGAAAAAAGCGGCAGATAATTACAAAAAAACATTATCAAGTAAATCTGGTGCTTTGAATATGAATAAGTTACACTCTTTTAAATTTAATGATGATATATTTAAAAAGTTACAAGTAGAACCTGGTGACAAAAACCACGGTATGATGATGTTTATAGATTGGTCTGGTTCTATGTCAAATAACATTTATGATACTGTATGCCAAACAATTAACTTGGCAATGTTTTGTAAATCTGCTCAAATACCTTTTAGAGTTTATTCTTTTTCAGATATGCATCCAGAAAGTTTTAATGATATGATTGATAGAGGATGGTCAAGTAGAAGAGCGCAAAATATATCTGATAGACCTACTCCATTTGATCACACTAAAGCAAACCAGTTATTTGTTGATAACGTATCTTTAATTGAGTGGTTATCAAGTGAACAAAGAGCCGCTGATTATAATGAGTGTATGACCTTATTATTCAGATTTGCTGAATATCATAGAGAATATTATTCTTCAAATAGAATGTTTTATGATACTATGATTGAACCAGTTTCATTTCCTGATTGTTTTAGATTGGGTGGTACTCCTTTAGATCAAACAGTAATCGCTTCAATTACTTTAGTTAAACAATTTATGAATAGATATAAAGTTCAAAAAATGAATACAATCTTTTTAACAGATGGTTGTGGTCATAGTTGTTACAATACTACTTCACTTGATAAAGATGGTAATGTCACTATAACTCCTGATAATGATTGTCAGATAGTAATTAATGATAATGAAACAAAAAAATCAATTGAATATGGTTATAGATTTTCTCAGACTACAAAACCTTTATATGATTTACTTAGAGCAAAAACAGGAACAAATATAATTGGTTTCTTTATCAATGGTAGAAATACACTTAGATATTATGACATTGCTAATTTCTTACCAGAAAAATCTGGTTATGATGTAATTGATAATATTAAAAAAGAAATAAGAATAAACAAAGTTGGTACTATCAAAAACCATGGATATGATGAATTGTTTATAATTCCTAAAAAGAATTTACAGATCCAAGATAGTGAAGCAAATATTAATCCAGATATGTCAGTTGCTAGAATGAAAGCAGAGTTTAGTAAAACACTAAAAACAAAAAAAATATCCAGAGTTTTACTGAATAAATTTGTGGAAAGAGTTGCCTAAATGAAAAAATTACTAAAGTGCGACATTCTGTCACAGAAAAAAAATAAAAAACCTTTGTTTTCCAATGGTTCTTTATGCTTGACTTTTATTACAATTTATGATAGGATATAGTTATATTATGAAAAAACAAAAAAAAGGAGACTACATTATGTTAAACGAGAAGCAAAAGAAATTCGTTGACGTTGCTTTAAAAGAGTTTGGTACTGATACCATTACTAGAAAGCAAGTTAAGGAAATTGAGACTAAATTTAACTTAACTGGTAACAGTTGGTTAGTTAACTCAAATGATTATAAAGTTGGTAGAGGAGTTTACAAGTTACCAAAATCTGGTATTGTTAATCCTTCTAAAAACGTTAAACAAAAATTACCAAAGGCAGTAGTTGAAAAAGAAGTTACTGAAAAAGTTACTTTACAATCAACTGAAAGTACTGCTGACAATTTAGTTCCTGCTAAAGAGGCAACCTTTGTTAGTTTTGGTAACTACAAAGATATTAAGAATATTGTAAAATCTAAAATATTTTATCCTACTTTTATTACCGGTTTATCTGGTAATGGTAAAACACTTGGTGTTATGCAAGCATGTGCTGAGTTAAAAAGAGAATTAATTAGAGTAAACATTACCGTTGAAACAGATGAGGACGATTTACTTGGTGGTTTCAGATTAGTAAATGGTGCTACAGTATGGCATGATGGTCCAGTCGTTGATGCTATGAAGCGTGGTGCTCTTCTTTTATTAGATGAGATTGACCTTGCATCAAATAAAGTTATGTGTTTACAACCAATCTTAGAAGGTAACGGAGTGTTCCTTAAAAAGATAGGTAAATTTATTGAACCTGCTGAAGGTTTTAATATTATTGCTACTGCTAATACTAAAGGTAAAGGTAGTGATGACGGAAGATTTATTGGGACTAATATTCTCAATGAGGCATTCCTTGAGAGATTTCCTGTTACATTTGAACAAGAATATCCATCAGTTAAGATTGAACAAAAAATCTTAGACAATGTTATGTCTGCTTACGATATGAAAGATCCTGAGTTTACTGAGAACCTTGTTAAATGGGCAGATGTAATTAGAAAAACTTTTTATGATGGTGGCGTTGATGAGATTATCGCAACCAGAAGATTAGTACACATTATTAATGCTTATGCAATCTTTAAGAACAAGTTAAAAGCTGTTCAAGTTTGTGTAAATAGATTTGATGATGATACCAAAAAAAGTTTCTTAGACTTGTACGCTAAAGTTGACGCAGGCGTTAATATAGATGACTTGTCTGGAAATACCAATGATAGTGAGGTAGTTAATGATAATGATGAGGAGATTGAAAATGACCAAAACAATATCTAAAACAAAATCTATTCATAATGTAGACCTCGTATCCATGGGGAGAAATCCCCATGGTGTTTCAAGCGGGTGTAGCATAAAAGTAATGCACCTGGTTACCAACCAGGACAAAGTGGGGCAGTACCACTCATCCGCTCCAAACAAGGAGACATTATGTCAATAACTGTGTACGTAAAACAAAATAATGTTGAAAAAGCACTTAGACAACTTAAAAGAAAACTTTTAAAAGATGGTATAATGAGAACGTTAAAAGAAAAACAATACTATGAAAAACCGTCTGATAAAAGAGTAAGAAAACAAAAAGAAAATGTTAAACGTGCTTTAAAAGCAAAAAAGTTAAGGGAAAGGGACCTATGATTAACTTAATTAAAAGTTTCATTAATAATAATGAAAAGACCAATAATAATAACAGTAAAAGGAGTAATATTATGGGAAGAGCTAGAATAGCAAACAGCACTAAATTTCTTAACGCTATGTTAAGAGGTGCTAGTGTTTCTTGGAAAGAAGCACAAAGTAAATTTAACTTGATGAGACCAAGAGCGGTCGTTGACAAGTTAAGAGAAGAAGGTTATTGTGTGTACATTAACAAATCTTCAAAAGGTACTAGTTACAGAATTGGTACACCATCTAAAGCGATTGTAGCCGCTGGCTTAATGGCGTTAGAAGGACAAAAATACGCATAAATAGTTTATGCAGGCTATTCATAAGACCTGTATAAGTCTTGCCTCTCGTAATTGCAAGACAATTTTGAGTTTGGCAGTATCTCTATAAAAACTGCCACTTGACAAATGAAAAAAAATACTTATATAAATAACTGTGAAATACGCCATAAAGGGTGTTTCATTTATATAAGAAATAACTTTGCTTAACAAAAGGAGGTTAGATATGACTAACAAAGCACTAAGTATATTCAATCAATTAAGACCAGTAACAGTAGGGTTTGACAATGTGTTCGACCATTTTGAAAGAATGTTTGAGGATGATTTTACATCTTTCAATGCACCTACTTTTCCGTTTTACAATATCGTAAAACAAGGAAAAAACAAGTACGACATTGAGTTGGCACTTGCTGGTTATTCTAAAGATGACATTGAAGTAAACCTGGAAGAAGGTGTACTTTCAATTAAATCTAAAAAAGAAGAAAACACAGATGAGAAGAATGAAAATGGCGAAATCTTACATAAAGGTATTGCTAAAAGATACTTCTCTAAATCTTTTACAATCGCTGATGACGTTGAAGTTAAAGGCGCTGAGTTAAAAGATGGTTTGTTAAAAGTGTCTTTGGAAAGAATTATTCCAGAACACAAACAACCAAAAACTATTGAAGTTAAATAAATACATTATAGTGTGATGACTTAATACATCCGTGGGGACCTATGGTTAGTCCCCAACTTTATATTATGATAATAGACTTATTTAAAATACCTTTCTATAAATCCAAACTTTTTTTAGATACTCAAAAAATTTCTGAATACTGTATAAATTATCAAAAAAATAATCCTGGTAGAAAATTATCAAATATAGGTGGTTATCAATCTAATGATTTAATAGGAGAACATTTACAACTTAATGATCTATTTTTACAAATAGAAAATCATGGTAAAAAATTTGCAGATGAAATAGAATTAGGAAAGTTATTTTTAGACAATGTGTGGATTAATATTAATGAATATAAAGACTTTAATCAATCACACGTACATAGTAATGCCGCTTTTTCAGGTGTTTTTTATGTTAAAACTTCTTTAAATTCTGGTAAAATAAAATTTAAACATCCATCTGTTTATATACACCAAGAATGGTCTAAAGTAAATAAACCTAACAACTATAATTCCACTGGTTGGGAAATGCCAATAGAAGATAATTTATTATACTTATTTCCAAGTTGGTTAGAACATTTTGTGGAACCTAATATGTCTAATGATAAAAGAATTTCAATCTCTTTTAATTTAGGCTTGACAAATGAGTAATTTTATGATAGGATATGATTATGTATAAATTTAATGAAGATAAAATTTTGAGTGATATAAAAAACTATATTGATAAAACATATAGTGGACATTATGCACAATCTCAAAAACAGGCAGCAGAAATCATTATTGACCAGGGATACGGTACTGGTTTCTGTATGGGCAATATTTTAAAATATGCTCAACGATATGGTAAAAAAGAAGGCAAGAATAAGGCAGACCTTATGAAAGTCATCCACTATGCCATAATACAATTATCCCAGGATCATTACGAAGACAAATCACTTGCTTCTGTACTGTCTGAAAAATTAACTAACCCTAATGACTAAGGAGAATATATAATGCAATTAAGTGAAAACACAAAAGAAATATTAAAAAACTTTTCTGAAATTAATCCTAATTTAAAGATTAATCCAGGTAAAGAGTTGAAAACTATTTCTACAATGAAGAATATTCTTGCTACTGCTCAAGTAAGTGAAGAATTTCCACAAGATATTTCTATCTATGATTTAAATGAATTTTTAGGTGTGATGTCTCTATTTAATAAACCAACATTTGCTTTTGATGATAAATCATTATCTATTATTGAAGAAGGAACATCAACTAAATCAAAATATTATTTTGCTGATGCATCTGTATTAACAGTACCACAAAAAGATGTTAAGATGCCAGAAGCGGAAGTTAAGTTTACTTTAACTGAAACAGATTTAACTAAAGTTAAAAAAGCAGCTGCAATGTTACAATTACCTGATATTTCTATTTCATGTAAAGGTAGTGATATTCTATTATCAGCAATTGATAAGAAGAATGATACAGCAAATAATTTTAGTATCAAAGTAGGAACAAGTGATAAGAAGTTTGACTTTCATTTTAAAACTGAACATTTGAAAATGTTACCAGGTGATTATGAAATTTCTATCTCATCTAAATTAATCAGTAACTTTAAACATAAGTCTAAACCAATTCAATATTGGGTTGCGTTAGAAAATACAAGTAAATATACTGGATAATTAGATGAGGTTATATAATGGAAAACTTTTTATGGGTAGAGCAATATAGACCTACCAAAATTGATGAATGTATCTTACCAACTGAGGTTAAGAATACATTTAAACAAATAGTAAAACAAGGCGAGATACCAAATCTCTTATTATCAGGTACTGCTGGTACAGGTAAAACTACCATTGCAAAAGCATTGTGTAATGAACTTGGATGTGATGTAATGATGATCAATGGTTCTGACGAAGGTCGTTCCATTGATATTGTTAGAAATCAAATTAGGAGTTTTGCCAGTACAGTTTCATTGAATGAAACAGGTAAACCTAAAGTAGTTATTGTTGACGAGGCAGATTATATGAATGCTGAGTCCGTGCAACCTGCTCTTAGAAATTTTATTGAAACATTTAGTAATAACTGTAGATTTATCTTTACATGTAATTACAAGAATAAAATTATACCTGCTATTCATAGTAGATGTACGGTAATTAATTTTTCTATACAGAAAAAAGATAAAGAGAAGTTAGCAGGTCAATTTCACAAAAGATTATCCACAATACTAGAACAAGAAAACATTGAGTTTGATCCTAAAGTTTTAGCAGAATTAATTATTAAATTTTATCCTGACTTTAGAAGAACTATTAATGAACTACAACGTTATAGTGTAAGTGGTAAAATAGATACAGGTATATTAGTAAATATATCTGAAATGAATATCCAAGGTCTCAACAAAGCGTTACACAATAAACACTTTGGTGACATGAGAAAATGGGTTGTTGATAATATTGACAAGGATCCTACAGGACTTTATAAAGAACTATATCAAAACTTTTACGAAGTATTAAAACCAGAAAGTATTCCACCAATGGTTATACTATTGGCAGAGTATCAATATAAGAATGCTTTTGTGGCAGATCCTGAGTTGAATATGGTCGCTTGCCTAACTGAAATAATGGGCGAGTGCAAATTCAAATGAAAAAAAGACTAGGTTTAGGTTACTTAGAATATTGTCAAAAGAGAATGGAAGAAGGATACACCACTCAACAAAAGAGTGATGGTTCTGGTTTTGAAGATAAAGGTAATGAACGTTTTATAATCTATTTTGCTAGAACTCACATTATTGACCATGAAACTAATTTTGAAGCACGTGGTCTTTTAAAAATTGGCAGAGGTAAGTTTGCTACTGCTATTCAAAGAAGTAGAAATCAACCAGGTTGTGATTTTCGTATCTATGCAGAAATAGTTTGCGAAACAAATAATCAAACAAAAGAACTTGAAAAAATAGTGGCAGAATTTTTAAAAGATAGACACGTTTGGTTAACACAAAATCAACAAGAACTTTATGACATTAAAGACAAAGAAATAAGACCTACAATTAAATCAATTTTAGAACACGTTTATTATTTTGAACCTAAAGAGGTATGTTATTATGGTATATGATTATTGGCATTGGAACAACATGTTAAGTGAAGACACTAGACAAAATATTATAAAAGATTTTAAAGAAAATAATAATGGTAATGAAAATAAAAATTTACAAGCAACAAATGAAAACGGTAATATTAAAAACTCAAATACATTAATTAGTACAGTTGGTAAATTACCTGGTCTAAATAGTTTGTTAGATATTGGATATAAAGTTAATTCAGAAAAATTTGGTTATAATGTTTATGAAAAAAATAATTTAGATAATATATTATTAAATCAATACAAATCAAATATGAGTTATGATTGGCATACAGATGAAAGTAAAGACATTATAAAAGATATTAAATTAACATTACTATTAAATTTATCAGATGATAAT